TCGGCTTGGATCAACAAGGAGTACTAGGTATCGATCGTAACTAGATTAAGGGAATACAGAATTTTCCGGTATTATAAATAATTTACTCATATATATCAGCCCGGTAGATAAACATCCTGATAAGATGGAAGTCGTAGGTTCAAATCCTACTATGAGTACGAATAGAGAGTAAACTAACAAGGCGTTAGACTTCCCTGCTAAGGAATGTGAGTGCTTTGGCTCTTGGGGATCGATACCTCTACTCTCTGCAGAAACATGGAATAATAGTGTCTATACTACCATTACTTTTCGAAAAGTATATAGAAACCAAACCGAGTGATCACGGTGATCGAGAATGGCTCATATCCGTTTTTAGACTAGATCGTTACTAGTACTCGGTACGAATTAAATAAGGGTTGAAATGTGGTGCTATATTAGAACGTACGATAACTAGTATAGAGATGAATTAAAATAGCTACAGGTAGTTCTCAACCCATATTTAATTAATATGGTGATTGTAGTCCGTAATTGGTAGCGGGCCTGATTGTGGATCAGGTGACAGAAATGTACTTGTGGGTTCGAGTCCCATCTTTCACACGACGATACCCAAAGGGTATAAGTCCTGGTCTACATGAAAATTGTCTTAAACTTGGTACCTTAATCCGAGCGGCTAATTGAAAGGATTAGCTTTATGCGCTTATAGTTTAAATGGAAAAACACTTAATTACGGATTAAGAGATATCGTAGGTTCAAATCCTCGTTGGCGTTCAAATATTAGTTGATGACGTTTATTAACTTATCTATGGACTTGGGTTCGAAACCCAACGTCTCCACAAATTCAAATTGCCAATTTATTATATTTAAATATACGATTTAAAATTTTGGAATCCAAATTTATTAAAAAGTATTTTGAGCAGATAGTGGGATTTGAAAAGCTATTAAGAGGTTCGAAGCTCGAGAATAGTTACTGTTTTAATTGGGCTTTAAGTTTAATGGCTGGAATGGTTTACTTTAAGTAAGAGGGGTTGGGTTCGAATCCCATATGGTCCACAATTATGCAGTTCCACCTCGTGGCGAATGAGGGAGTTTCGATTTTTAAAAAATGGAAATTCTAGTATGAAATCGCCAATTTAGCTGTAGCGCATAACGGTTGGTGTGCTTGACTGTCACTCAAGTGTAGTTTATCTACGTAGCGGGTTCGACTCCCGTTGCAGCTGCAAAATAAAGGATTAATTACCCTTTATATGATACGTTGCAAAGTATCGGAATTGATTTTGGTGTAATGGTGCACGGTAGAAAGGAGTATTTAAGTAGAAACAGAAACAGGGTCCGGCTTCGAATACCGGGAAGTCAGCAAATCGCGAGTTGGTAGAAGTTGGTATCTCGCAAGGCTCATAACCTTGAGGTCGGGGGTTCGAATCCCTCACTCGCTACTAATGAGTAAGAGGTACTCAGAGTGTTTGTAACTTCACCATTAAAAAGTTATAGTTGTTCCGTCTACGATTTTACAGAAGGGGCCGATTGGATAAAAGGATGTGACCAACTCCTCCACGGAAGGTTGATTTTAGTTTCATGTGGTAAGACACTAATGGTTGAATTTTTAAGAAAAAGAACCGTTAAAATCTAGTTACAGTAATCTCATGTAATGAAAATTGGTCTCGTAACTCAGAGGTAGAGTGCGATCCTCATAAGATTGAAGTCGGGATATCGTAATTCCCCGGGACCACATTAGCCCTCTGCGTGTGCACGCGTATGGATCGAAGATAGGAATTACAGACCCTTAGGGTGTTGGCGTGGAGGTCCTCCAAATCGTAGGTTGGCATAGTTTCCAAATTCTAGGGGTATTGCAAAAAATTTGGATTAAAATAAGACTCTTACTTAGGTAAGGGTCTTTCTTTGTCTATAAGAAATTCATATATTTACAGAATAACGTAAAATTAAGATTATGAAATTTAGGATTAAATATGAATTACCCGATGGAATGTTATTTATAGATAAATTAATTTTTGCCAAAGATGAACATGATGGAATGAAAGTAGCTTCTAATCAATTTGAGTATTATTTTTCAGAATCTATAAAACAAGGAATGCCATTCGAACATCAACTTTATTTAAGAGAAGCAAAACTAATTATTAAACAAGAATAGTATGAGAAGATATAGAGTTTATTATTGGAAAGAAATAAATGACGAGTGTGTAGATTGTGAAAAGGAAATTGAAGCACCTAATATTTCTATAGCTTTACTTAGAATTGATTTTGTTTGTAAACGTATTTATAAAATTGAAGAAATATAATGAGACGTCATCAAATTAAAAAATAAATTATGGAAAAAGAAGTAAAATACTTAGTAATGGTTTATGATTATCCTTATTGTTTTATTAACGATAAGAGTGATATGAAAGAAGAGGATTGGGATGAAGAAGAATGGCATAATATGGATTTTATCGAAGTTAAATTAGGAAAAATAGAACATTAATATGAAAATAAATAAACCTATTCCTAAATTAACACAAGAAAATTTAAATAGAGTACTTGAAAATTTTGAAACTAAATATACTTTAGGATTTACTCTTTCAGAAGTTAAACAAATATTAAAACCAAATAAATTAACAGAAGAACAATTTAAAATAGGAATGTTTGGACAGACATATGCTATATTAGATGATCATCCTATTTTTTATTACCGAGACGTTTATAATATTTTAAAAGAATTAATATGAAAAATGAAAAAGGTTTATTTATAAAATCTCCATATTACTGGAGAGTACCTAGAAAATTAAAGAAACAAATCCCCAAAGATACTCATTATTGTTATATTCCTCTTTCCAAGCCAGGAATAATGGAGGATGGAAAGTGGGGTTATTATATTAAGGTTTGTCCCTTCTATACCCATATTAAGTATAAAGATATGAAACCAATTCCTGAATGGATGGACCAAGAATTCTTAGATGAATATTCAGAAACTAAAAGTCCTTGGTGTAAATTAGCTAAGTGTGATGTAATGGATCAGTGTAAAAGTTGTGGATTAAAAACAGGAAGATATGATATATAAAATATTAAATGAAGAAATAACAGAGTATACTTTTGATACAACAGAATCTATGGATAATAATTGGTCTATGGATTATTTTATTAAGAAATTCGAATTAGTGGAACACATTACATTATGGGATGGAACTTATATCGAATTAGATAATAAAATAGGATGTCATTCTGGAGGAAGAGGAGATTTTTACTCACATATAATAAGATTTGAAAAATTATGAATCAAGAAAATAGAATAATAAACGATTATCTGAATCCTATTTTAGGAGAATTGATGCAACAGTCTCTAACTTCTATATTAGAGATGAAGAATCAAAATATACTGAGTAAGGATACTAAGGATGAAATTCTATTTATAGCTAAGTTTATAGACGATGCAGAACAGTATTTTAGTTCGATAAAAGACGCGCGTAATCTAGCGATTTTAAGCGATTTAAAACAATATATTTTAGATCTCACGACGTAATATGATTGTAAAATTTTAATAATTTAAATAATAAGTTTATGAAAATACATGGAAGTACAGAATATATCAATTTATCATTACAAAAAGATAATTGGTATCAATTAAGTGTCACTAATCAATGGGAATGGGGAATAAAATCTATATGTAGTAAAAGATTAAAGGATGGGCATAATATGTTCTATCATTTGAAATATAATACTCCTATATCTGAAGATCGCTATCAAAGCGTTACTGTTCTAGATATAACAGAAGAAATAAAGGAAGAATTATTAAAAATGGAATATAATTTATTATAAATGAAAGAATATATTTTATGCGCAGCTGTTTGGTATAAAGAATTCCCTCATATCAAAAATGAAAGAGTTCCTTTAGATAGATATCTTCCTAAAAATTGTAAATCGGGAGTAGTATTTACAGGTATAAGACATGGTCAATGTATTTACGTTAAATCAGCAATTACAGGATTAAGAGATTGTGAAAGCGGCCCTTATACTCAAGGATTTCTTACCAATTTAAATCGATTCGTCGATAGAGAAGAAGGATGGATTATAGCTAAGGAAGCGTCCCAAATTATTAGAGTTAGTGGAGGTGAAGGGACTCTTTACTCCGAAGACTTATACTAATTTATTTGGATATCAGAAATTGAATCCTTCTTATAAGACAATCAGTGAGGGTCGAGGTGATAATTTATATATCTCGTATATTAGAGTGTTGAGAAGAAAATAACTATATTATTTATAACATTTCAGTATATTTGAAATTTAGAACATAATAATTACCTCTCCACCACCTTATTTTATCCATTATTATAAATTGAAATTAGGTTAAATTATAAATAATATTTACTATGAATAAATTATACATCTACACCCTACAAAATTGTTTAATATGCAATGAATTAAAGGGTAAATTAAAGGAATTACATATTCCTTATCAAGAAACCATTATTGACGATGGTAATAAAATAAATTCCAAAATTGGAGATAATCTAGAAAGAATTTATAAAACAACCACATATCCTATTTTAAGACATGATGGTAAAGATATTTTAACTTTTATTACAAAAACAGAATTAAATGAAAGTAGAGAAAGATTCATTTATGAAGATGTAAATCAAATAATTAACAAATTAAAACAATATGAGATATAAAACACAAATCATCGATAAATTAATCGGTGTATCAAATGGATTAAAACAACTTAGATTTCTTGCCGAAAGAGGTGAAATTAAGACTTACAGAGAAACAGAAGTAAGAGTTGAAGAGATTATTGAAGAGATTCAATCACTTCTTAATACCAATCAAGAAACTTATTAATATTCAAATAATATAAGCGATTTAAAATAATATTTTTATATAATCATATATAGCATTGAATTTTAAAAATATGCGCGTTAAATAACAGATTTATGACTTTAGAACCACAAGAAATCCAAGACAATTGGAATGAATTTTTAAAAAATATTGAAACCTATATTACAGGTAATCGTAAAAACCAATTATTGGATTTTTATAAAAAATATGAAGAACGAGTAGCGTTAATGCCTGCTGCTAATATGATTAAATATCATAGTTGCTTTGCTGGAGGATATGTTTATCACGTAAATAAAGTAGTTAAAGCTGCTTTATATTTAAATAAATTATGGGCAGTGATGGGCGCTAGTCAAGAGTCTTATACTTTGGAAGAACTAGTATTCTCTGCAATTAACCATGATCTTGGCAAAATGGGAGACATGTTTAATGAAGCTTATACACCTTCAACAGATAAATGGAGAACTGAAAATTTAGGAGAATTATATACTCATAACACTAAACTTTCATTTATGTCTATTCCTGATCGTTCTTTATTTTTATTACAACAACATGAAATAGGATTATCCCAAAATGAATGGATTGCAATTAAAACTCACGATGGACTTTATGATCAAGCTAATGAAGCTTATATAAAAGCTTATACTCCAGAAGCTAGATATCGTAGTGTAATGCCTGTTATATTACATCAAGCTGATTTAATGGCTGCTACAATAGAATTCGAACAACAATACCAAATCGAGAAAAAATTAGTAAAATAATGGCTGTTTTAAGATTTGAGGTAACAAAAATAACAAGAGAATGGGATGGTAGTTCTTGTGATGTTGAAAGTAAATTAATATCGGTTCATAAAGAAATGTTTCCAAATCATATATTTAATCAAATATCTATGATTAATTTACAAGTAGGACAAGAATTCCAAGAAACAAACAAAACACAAAGAAAATTATGATAAACATTTGGTTATTTTTAGGAATTCAATTTGGTCTCCTAATATTAGGAGTTGGGGTTTGGTTAGTTAGAAGTTTAATTATCAAGAATAGAAAATTAACTGAAATTGTTGAGAAACAAAACATTTATATTAATGAGATATATGAAGTTATTACATATACTAGTACCAAGATTAAACAAATAGATAAAGCAGGAATATTTCAAGGAGATGATGAGGTAGGTTTTTTCTTTACTACAATGAAAGAATTATCAGAACAATTAGAAGGATATATAAAATTTGTAAAATAATTATGAAAGAACAATTCACAAAAGAAGTAGGAAATTGGAATACGAGTAATGTAGGTAAAGAACCACAACCAATACAATTAACATTTTTAACTGATTTAATTGAACGATTAAATAATATAGATTATAATTTAGGAGAGAAAAATTCTAGATTAGAAAATTTATCTAAAATAGTTGGAATTAGAGAGTATAGAGAATCTGCAGGTTGTGAAGAAACACAGAAGTCTCCTGATAATAAAAAAGAAGATATTAATAATATCATATATAATATAAATAATAAAATATCATTTTTAGAAGATAGATTAATAGAATTAGAAGGATTTATTTAGTCTGCATTAAGGTATTCTCACACCTTAACTTACCTCACTAGAAATAGTGGGGTTATTTTTTCTAATAAAAATTAGGATATTAACTTCCCTGTTCGTATTATATTTCATTAAAATATACCTATTAATATATGGAACAAGAATTAACAAAAAAAGGTACCGTACGTAAACGTAAACCTAAACAAAAAATATATTATTTTACTAAAGATACTGAAGAAGCTATCTTAGAATATGTAAGATCGAAAGATCAACGTCATCGAAATAAATTATATAAAGATCGTATTGATTACCCTTTCTATAAATTAACCCAAAATATAATTAATACGTTCAAATTTCCATATATGGATGGTACTGTTGAAGATATTCAACAAGAATGCATTCATCACCTTTTAGAAAAACTACATTTATATTCTCAAGATAAAGGAGCTGCATACTCATATTTTGGAACTATAGTAAAATATTACCTTATTAATAATAATAATGCTCAATATAAAAAAATATTAGGTACTGATAATTTAGATGGAATAGATGATGAAAAAAGTCTTGTTATAGATTTAATTAATAATCCAAATAAAAATGATAAACCATTTAATGATGAAAACTATGTAATGGAACATTTTATACAATATGTAGAACAACACAGCCCTAATATTTTTAAAGACCCAGAAGATTATAAATCATGTTCAGCTATAATTGAATTATTTAAACGAAGAGAATATATAGAAATATTTAATAAAAAAGCATTATTTATTTATATTAGAGAGATGACTAATCAAGAAACACCACAAATAACTAAAATAATTAAAAAAATCCATAAAATATATAATAGATTAAATAATCAATATTTAGAATATGGTTGGATTAGCACTAATTTTTGAAATATTTAATATTTATAATTAAAATAATATTATGAACGATTTTAAAGATATAATTTTATATGGAAGAAAAAATTTCTCTGATATATTAAAAGAAATACATCAAAAAACACAAGATAAAGAGGAAGAAATCAAACAATTAATTGCAGATTTAAAACCTATGATAACTTCTCCTGGAGAAGCTATGATGATAGTCCCTTTAATTAAATCATATATTGATGTATCAGTAAAAAATGATGATAATTTAATTAAAATGGCAATGATTGTTCAAAAAGCTATGCTAGCTAATAAACAAAATGAAGATGGAAGTTTAGGATTATCTGATGATGAAAAAGAACAATTATTAGATAGTGTTCAAAAATTAAATATTGCATAATGAGTTTATATCCTACTAATGAAAATAATAATATAGGTAAAAATTCTAAAACTAACAATATATTATTTCCTGCTAGAGTTAAAGATATATTATTAAATAATGAACAAAGTTTATTTAAAAAATTAAAAGGATGGGCTGATATAGGTACTATTCAATTTAAACCTTTATATTCATCGGTAGATATAGATACTATTTCATATTCTTTTGCAAAACCATTATTCACAAATATAAAACAATACCCATTAAAAGAAGAAATAATATTAATACTATCAGCTCCTTCTAACGAATTAAATAATAATCCAAATTCAAATGAGTTTTATTATTTTCCTTATCCTGTTGGAATTTGGAATAGTAATCATATAAATCCACTTCCAGATATTTCTAATTATGATTTTAATCCTAAAGATTTAAATTTGGGAGAAACATTTAAAGAAAAAGAAGGAATAAAAAATCTATTACCAGAAGAAGGAGATATTATTATAGAAGGAAGATTTGGTAGTTCTATTAGATTTTCATCAACATCTAAAAAAACCAAGAATCCTTGGAGTAGTGTAGGAGAAGATGGAGATTCTATTATTATAATTAGAAATGGCCAAATATTGCAATCTGATTCATCCCCATGGACTCCTATATATGAAGATATAAATTCTGATGGTTCTTCTATCTATATGACTACAGGGCAAGAAATTCCGTTGGAATTAGCTTGTAAAAATTTACAATCATTTAATATAACATTATCTAATAGTTTTAATTCTCAATTAATAATCCCTGATTCTAATTCATTTTAATGTCTTATATACCTCAATTTCCATATAATGGTAATCAAATAATATATACTTCTGATAGAATATTATTAAATTCTAGGAACGATTCTATCTTTTTATTTTCTAATAAAGTCATAGGGTTATCATCCAATGAGGGTATACATTTAAATACAGATAGTGATGTTATTATAAATTCTCCAAAAATACAATTAGGGATAGATGCTAAAGAACCATTAATTAGGGGTACTAAGTTTATAAATATGATGAATAAATTACTATCAGACTTAGAAAATGTTGGAAATCAATTATACTCAGCTACGGATAGTAATGGAAATCCAATATCTGCAGTTCAAACAGCAGGAAATTCATTAATAAAATCTACTAAACGAGTAAAAATTTTATTAAAAACAATAAACTCTACACAAAATTTTACTTTATAATTAATGAATACTACTAAATTTTCTGATATATTATTAGATAAACTTCCTAAAAAAATAAATAATATTGTGGAGAATGTTCTAGATATATTATTTAATGTAAATCAATTTATCAGAGAATTAAATTCATTAGATTTTTGTAATCCATTAGGTTATATATTAACCAAGACTTTACCTGCAGATGGTTTAATAGATAAAAAACTTAAAGAATATGGAGATAAGGTAACAAAATTTATAAATGAATCAACATCCAAATTAGAATTAAATAATAGTAGTGATATATCAGAAGATATTGAATTGTTACGATTATCATTAGAAGATCTTATTTTACCAGAAGAATTAAAAGATATAATACCTGGAGGAGATGGATTAACTAAATTATTACAAGATTTGAATGATTCTTTGGTCATCACAAACACTTTTTTATCAATTAATGATAAAAAAAAATTAATAAAATCCTTTATAAATAGATTAATCCCATTATCTAACCCCACTAATTTGACTGAAGCCCTCCTAGCTAACAAAGCATATTCAATAAATAAAACAATATCTGAATTTATAAAACCTGAAAGATTTAGATCCGGGTTATTAAGAATAATAAAAACAACCAATAATATAGATAAATCTATTAATCAAATAAAAAATATAATTATATTAATAAATAAGATAATAAAATCTATAAACGTTTTAATAAAAATATTTAATATATCTTCTAAAATTATACAAAAATTACCAATTCCCGCGCAATATGTGACGTCGGGTACTATAATAACAGCATCAACAAAAGTTGGAAAATTTGAAACCGATATATCAGATTTAAGTAAATTATTGAATAGTATTTCCATATTTTTATCTCAATCCGTTGTAAAACAAATTAAAAGAATAAGAGATGAAATATTTATATTATTAATTGGTTTAAATCAATTATATGAAAATATAAATAATTGTTCATATTTTAGTAATGATATTTTATTAGATGAAATTCAAAAAAGTATAAAGTCCCTTAATGATAATATTAATACATTAGAAGAATTATTTCCTTCAATAAAACAACCTATAAATACTTCATTTTCTTTATATAAGGGGTATAATATTAATATAATTAAAGAAGAAACTACTGATAATAGAACTAATTTATTTAGAAAATTAGTAATAGTAACTAATTCTCAAAATATATTAGAATATGAAAGTACTCCCACATATGCTAGTGATGATCAAATTTTAATAAAAGAGGGTCAATTTTTTATAGATAAAAAATATGAAGTCGGAACTGGAGATAACGGTGTAGATAATATAACAGACGAAGAAACTTCATTATTATTATCTCAAATAGGAATGAAATCTACAACCCTCAAAGATGCCTCAAATAAAGAAAATGAAGTAAATAAAATGTTATATGACAAAATACAAAATAACCCAGAAGATAAAAAACTATATGATTTAGTTACTGGTAGTGAAGTTTATATAAATCAAGATAAAGTAGAACAAATAAAACGTATTGTCAATAATATAACTAAATATTATAATAACAAACAATATATATTACTACAAAATAGATTGAAAATATTATCCCAATCATTAATACAAAAAGGGTATAAACCTCAAGAAATAGAAGAAGCATATAAGTCTACATATTCAGATAAATTTAATATAACAATAATAAATAATAATATTACTATTAGTAAAAAATAAAAATTAAAATATTTATCGTCATGAAAGCAAGTGAATTCAAACAATTAATAAAAGAAGCAGTAAGAGAAGTAGTTAGAGAAGAACTTAAAGTAGTAAAAATTGCTTTGAGAGAACATAACTCTATATTACAACCATATAAAAAAGTTGGAACATCATTAGATTATCCTGAAATAAAATCAGAATCTTTTACTCTTCCTCCAAAACCAAAAACCATAAAATCTACTGGAAATCCTATGTTAGATTTATTAAATGAAACTAAGAGCGGAATGTCTGGAGATGATTGGGGTGATATGGGAACTATGAATTCTTCTATGGCCCAGAATATAGGAAATTCATTTGTGGAAAAACCGGTACAAGTTGGTACAGTAGGAGATATGTTGAATACTGCTTCAACATCTCAAGATCTTAATCAAATAGAAATAGATGTAGTACCTAATTTTTCTAAATTAATGAATACTATGAAAAAACAAGGTACTATATAATGACCTATATAATAAAAAATATTAATCCTTTAGATGTGGTTCCAAGTAAAGGTATTGGAATAAGTATACCTTTTGATGGACCTATTGGATTAAATATAACATATACATCAAAAGATGCTATAAGAACTAATTTATTGAATTTTTTATTAACAGGAAGTAGAGAGAGAATCCTAAATCCTAATTTTGGATCTGGACTTAGAAACCAAATCTTTGAAATTTCAAATACAGGTACTATAAAAGATATAAAAGATATAATATATAATTATATCCAAAATAATTTCCCTATAGTTAAAATAGAAGAACTAATTATAACTCCAGAAGAACATACTATAACAATATATTTTAAATATTCAGTAATAAATACTAATATAACAGATGATATATCTTTAAATTTTAATAATGGTTAATAAAAATATAAATTACATATCTAAAGACTTTAATTCGTTTAAAACAAAACTTTTAAATTTTGCTAAAACTTATTACCCAAATACATATAATGATTTTTCTGAAGCATCTCCAGGAATGATGTTAATTGAAATGGCTTCATATGTTGGGGATGTATTATCTTTATACCAAGATAACCAAATACAAGAAAATTTTTTACCATTCTCTAAACAAAGAAAAAACCTATTAGCACAGGCATATGTTTATGGATATAAACCACAAATAACTTCAGTATCCAATACTAAAATAGATATTTATCAAATAATCCCATCTATTAATATTTCCGGTTCTATATTACCAGATTATTCATATTGTTTAAATATAGATGAAGGAACTCAAATTCAATCCTCCTTAAATCCAAAAATAAAATTTTATATAACAGATAAGATAAATTTTAATATATCTGGTTCTAATGATAATACAGATGTTAGTATATATTCTTTAGATGGAAATCAACTACCAAACTTTTATCTTTTAAAAAAACAAAGAAATGCATATTCTGGTGAAGTAAAAACCAAAACATATACATTTAATGAACCCCAAAGATTTAATACAATAGAATTAAATGATTCTAAAATTATTAAAATATTAGATGTAGTTGATAGTAATAATGAAATTTGGTATGAAGTTCCTTATCTAGCTCAAGAAACTATTTTTGAAAAAGTTAATAGTAATTCAACATCAACACCATATTTTCTTAAATTAAAGAATGTTCCTAAAAGATTTATTTCAAGATTTAAAAATAATAATATACTTGAAATACAATTTGGACCTGGTATTAATTCATCTCCTGATGAAGAAATAATTCCTAATTTTGAAAATATAGGTTTAGGATTGCCTTATGGAACTAGTAAATTAACTCCTATATTTATTATAAAAGTGTCTTTAATATTAATTGCATCAGTTTCATTATTATATTCTTTTAAATATGTTTGAATATTTTGTTTTAAAATTATATCACCCATACATAATTTATTATTTGAATCTTTAGATAAAATATACAATGATAAAAGATTTTTATCCCCACTATATGAATCTTTGTTTATAAAAGACTTTGATACAACACCAAATTCTGGAGGAAGAGATAGAACTCTTATATTATAATCATCAAAAGTAACAGCTCTAAGTTGAGTTGGATATGAAGCTATTATATTAAGTTTTAATTCTTCATTAGAATCTCCATCTCCTCCTCCAATTCCTGGAACTTCATTATTGAATGATAGAGAATTTATTATAATATTAGATAATT